CCAATTTCACGAGAATCTTCACTCTCTTCCTTCTTACCTTTTGCCTGTTTCCATAAATCTGCGTCAGCAGTTGTTCGTGTCTTACCACCTGTAAGAAACGAATTAACTCTTGCGAATGCCCATTGTTGTGGCGTAGTGCCTGGGCGATGTCCTGTTTTCCATGCAGCCATTCCTCTGTCATATACCTTCTTTAAAATTCCATAAGGTACACCAGACTTTTCTGCTTTCGTAACAAGTCCTTCAATCTTCTCATCTAACTGAAAATCTTCTTTGGCAACACAGTTTGGCACCATCTTACCATTCTTCTTTTTCATACCAACTTGCTTGTGAGTATCCCAACAAGGGTCTTCTTCACCAAACATATCTTTAAATTTCTTTGTACTCTTCGATGGTTTTGTCTCTGCATGTCCATCGCCTGGAGCAGGGCCATCCTTTTTCTTTGCAAAGTGTGCCGCACGTTTTTGTTTAGTAGATTTAGACATTGCATCACCATCAGCATCTTTTGCATAATACTTTGCTGGTTCTGTACCTTTTCTGTCTTTAATATCTTTATCTTGTTTTACTTCATACAACCACTTCTTGTGTAATGTTCCGTCCTGTTCTGCAAAGGTAATATAATTAGTTCCTCTACGAACAACTTCACCAGAGACACCAGTATAATTATCTTCAACAGTATCGCCCACACAGAAAATCTTATTCTCCAAGTATAAGTCACGAACAACATCTTCATCAGTCATTACATTTGTTCTAGGAACAAAAGACTCACGAACACCCATGTACTTACGAACATCTTTAAATAGAGACATTCCTTGTTTGAAGTTGGATGGAAGTCCAAGTTTGAACTGGTCGAAATCATTTGCAATTGCAGCTGCTCTCATCTTAGATGCAGACATTCCAGTAACACCTTCTGCATCTGGGTCTCTTTCGCCCGCAGATACAACTTCAATATTATCAAAACCGTAGTAACCGTGTCTTGCCTCAGTTCCGTTGTATTTGTTTAGTAGTGTTTCAAACTCTGTAACTCTGTCAGAACCAACAACCATAATGATTGATTTGTGTCCCTTGTTGTGTAATGTGACTGCAATCTCAAATACATTTCGTGCTTTATCAACAACCAGACTTCTTGCATGTTTTGGGAACATCTTCTTCATGTATGCAAGTTTCTTTGCATATGGTAGAGGGTCTTTCTTTGCGTTCTCTGAATGAGATGCAAAAATATAATATGGAGCAGAGTTTTTCTTTGCTTGTTTAGCAACTGCTTCCATTAATTTTTCATGTCCAGTAGTCGGGGGATTAAATCTGCCAAAAGTGAATACAGCAGTATCACCACGAGCTTCTATAATTTCAGAAAACTTTTTCATTCATCTCCACCCTGTCTGATTTTTTTCAATCTTTCTAATTCTTGTTTTTTAAGTTTAATCATCATCTTTTTTGCAATCTTTTGAATCGCAGCACCCTTCTTTGCAACAATACGATTATCAATCTCTACTCTTGCAGCAGGTGGCAATTGCATATACTTCGCTGGACTTAACCCAGCAAACTTTTGAAGTATAACTGCCTTTGCAGCTTTCAATGCACGTTTGTGTAACATCTCTGGAGTTGCAAGTTTCTTTTTCTTTCGTGCAACCTTTGCCTTGAACGCAGATGACTTTGCCATCTTCGCCATTCTTCTTCCCATCGCTCTTCTTTGAGCCATAGAAACTGCTTTTCTTTCTAGCAGTTCAGATGTTAGTTCACTAAATTTCTTCATCTGTCCCATGCCTTAATTGCTGTAAAGTTATTAAAACTAAATTCCATTCTATCAACTAACTTTACTGCATTACCACTCACTCTGTCAATAGCAACAAATCCCTCTGGATTAACTACTTTAAAACCATTTGCAGTTCTAATGAATGTATCAGTTAATTGCTTAACACTATTTAGTTTCTTAACGATGCCCATCTTTGCTTCAATTAGATAGTTCTGAAACAAGATAACCTGTTCTAAATTCTTTGTATGTTTCTTTAGTTCTCGTAACATCTCTTTCTTTTCATTCTCAACTTTTTGTTGAGACTTCTCTGTTTTGAGACTTTTAATTCTTTTATCGTATGTATCAGATACCCACTTCTCGTATCCCTTTGCATGTGCTTTAGGATTGTTGATAGGTTTACCTTGTCTCACTTTACTATTATAATATGTCTTTAATGATGCACCAGCAAGGTTTCCTGTAAAATTGTTTTGTATGTTTAGAAACTTAGTCAACATGCCAGAGTTAATCTTTTGAAAAGTTTTACCAGCACCAGATAAAGATTTAGTAACTGCTTCTGTTTCTTTCTCAGTCATTGTTGCTTTACCAGCAACGTCTTTATAAGTTGCGTCATCCATCCATACAGATGTTGGTTTAGATAATCCTTTAATGTCTACACCGAATGATGCCTTCATGTCTTGAAGTGCGCTACCAGTATAAGTTGTATGCCATACAATTCCGATTTTGGATGCTTTAATCTGTTTACCAAAATCACTATCAATAGGAACAGCATAAACAATTGTATTGGGTTGGAATGTATAATACTTCACTCCATCAATAGTATCTGTTTCAATATCATCTGTCCACATCAAGTCTCCTTGAAGTACACCTTTAATACCCAACTTAGAAAATTCTGCAAGTGCAACTTTAAACTTACTATTCAATGAACCAGATAGTCCATCGTCATCAATCTCTTTTGCTGTCTTATATAATTTTGGTGTTGCATTAAATACTGATTTCTTTGCAACGAAAAACTTATCATCTTCTGGGTCGATACCAGCAAAGATTGCTGGAGCGCCGTCCCATTTAACTGTCATGTTTACAGATGAACGTGATGCACCTGCCAACATATCTCTAAGGGAACGAACAAAGTTAATTGCAGCTCTACCGCCTGACACACCAAAGTTGAGTATTTCATCTTCGATATGTTCTAGGTGTAAATTCTTTCCACCCTTATCTTCAGTTATGTATTTACTAAAATTAATCAAAGTTAACATCCTTACTATGTGTAACAGTAGGTTCTACACCTAAAAATTTCATCATTGACATAGTACCCTTTTTAAAAAACTTAGTTGCTTTTTTCCAAACTTTATTAAAGAATCCTTTTACCTTTGCAGTAAGATTTTTAAACAAACGAATTTCAGTAAGAATCTCACCGTTATTATATGCATCTATATCTTCATCCATTGCATTAACAATAAGTGAAATAACAGACCAGAAATTGTATTCTCCAGTTTTCTTCTTGTTCAAAACTCTACCACTTGTTTTAAATCTTGCTTGCAATTTCATTTTATCTGCAATGTAAGAACAATAGTCATCATCGTATACACTTTTAATTTTTACACTGTTACCATCGTGAGAAGATACTAACATATACTCTGCAGCTGCAGCATCTGATTCTCCGAACTTTTCAAAACCAGACATTGCTTCACGAGCAAAGGCAACCTTAAATTCTTTTGATTGTTCAAATAACAATCCTAGTTCAGTCATACATTGTTTGTGTGCAGCTTCTCCAGCGTTAACAACTTCGTTTTCACCAGATTTAATTATTCCACGCAATTGACTAGGTGCAAGAGTATTTGTAACAAAGGATTCTAAAATCCCTTCTACAACCTTAAACTGTGGATTTTTTGAAAGTTTTTTTGATGTATTCTTTACCGCTGCATAGAATGTAGCACTAGATTCAGATTTACCACCAGACATAAGTTGGGCAGCACCAATCTTTAAAGAGAAACGCATAGTTCCAATTAGTATATCTGTTTTTGGAGTTTTGTTTGTTGCACCGTGTGAAGTCCAGAACTTAGTTAACTTAGTAGATGCTCTACCATACTGTTCTGCTTGGGCGCCTGCAAGACTTGAGTTTGTTTTAAGAACATACTCTGCAATGCGTTTACCAGATGCTAATACTTCTGGATTTGATTCTAAAACCTTTAACGTCTTATCAGTAATGCCAGACTTAGAGTCGAGTTCACGCTCATGTAACTCGTACCAACCAATAACTATGGCTGCCTCATAATCCTCTGCTTTAACTTTTGCTTCCGAAAGGAAGGTCTTGAAACCTTGCATTTATCAATTTCTCCATTTGCACAAATAATATTACAGTTCTATTTATAATATCAAATTGTTAAGAAGTCAAGATAAATTACACCTTTATGTCGTTAAACTTGTCATATCGTGCAGATATTGGACTTTTATCGAATGCTGGTGTGTCATCTTGTCCACTATCAATGATATCATCTTGTGCTTCTTGTTCACAATCATACAGTTTCATTCTCGCTCTGTCAATACCTAAAACAAATCTTTTGTTAGCGCCTGGGTCATTGTAACGATTTTTCAACTGTTTAACCATAATCTGATTAAGTTGTTCTAGTTCATCTGTTGTAATCAATGCAAACATTAAGTCAGCAGTTGCTGGCAAACCAAATGATTCTGAAGTATCTTCAAGTCCCACATCAGAACTATTGAAACCACCACGAGTTGTCTGGGTTGCAGACATAATCGGTAGATTACATTCTACTGCAAGTCCTCTAAGTTCTTCTGCAATTGCTTTGATATAGAAATATGAACCAACATTTGCATTACCTTTAAAACGAGATGATGCACAGATGTTTAGATAATCAATAAAGATAACATCTGGTTTGAATGATTTCTTTAGTGCAAGTTCTTTGATAAGAGAACGAAAGTGTCCACTGTGTGCAGATGCAGTTGGATATTCTTTGATGATAAGTTTACCATTAGTCTTTTTATTAATCTTAGAAAGACGGTCTGTGAACATCTTCTTAGGCAAATCATGTAAATCATCCATAGTGATATTCATCAAGTTCGCATCAATACGTTCTGCAATTCTTTCTTCTGCCATCTCCATAGTAATGTACAATACATTCTTACCTTGCATCAAAGTAGATGCAGCCATGTGACACATGAATAATGATTTACCAACACCTGTACCAGCAAGTGCAATGTTTAGAGTTTTCTGTGGTAGTCCACCTTTAGTAATCTTGTTGAAGTACTCCAAGTCAAATTCTAATTTCTCTTCCTTCTTATGATAGAACTCAAATCTTTCCTCACCATCATCAACGTAGTCGTGTCCAATGTGTGAATCGAATGCAACTGATAATGCATCAGTAAGAATACTAGGAATTGCTTCTGGTGTATGTTCTTTGTCTTTACCTTCGATGATTTGAATACCATTGAGAATTGCATTGTATACTGCTTTGTCCTTACAGAATTTCTCTGTAGTTTCGACTAACCAGTTCATGTCAACTTCTGCATCAGACAGAGTTTCAATAATTTGTGTTACCTTTTTAAACTGTTCGTCATTAATATCTTTACGTCCGTCAACCTCAATAGACAGCGCTTCCTTGGTAGGAGTGTTATTATACTTTTCTACAAATTTAGTAATCTCTTCAAATACAATCCTTTCCTCTGGGTTAGAAAAATATTCTGGTTTTAGAAATGGCAAAACCTTACGAGTGTAAGGTTCATTAAAAACTAGATTACTTAGTGTTGTCTTTTCTATCGTCTGTGTTGACATATTGTAATTCTTCTCCATCTATTTGTTTTCTTATGATATCTTCCAATATCTTACCAGCAAGTTCAAAGAAATCATCTTTAATACTTTCTTTTGGTAGTCCATTAGAGTCTAACATATCCCACTCGAATTGTAAAGAGGCTTCTGTTTTTTCTTCATTCTCAAGAATCTTTACTTTACCGTAACTGTATACAACTCCTTGATATTTGCCTGCCTTCTCTGTGAGTCCGATGGCAGTCCACTTCTTATCTTTGTTTTCTACATAAGTGTACATTTCACTAATATTAGACATAGTGCAAATAACTCCCTATAATGTATTTTGGTTTATCAATCGGTTTCCTTCCAGCATGTAAGTGAGTCCACATTGGGGGGAACATAACCATCTTTCCAGTAACAGGTTGAACTGAAATATTGTAATTTGGAAAATCTGTGTGTCCACCTTCGTTGTCATTAAGATACAAAAAGAATACTAAGAACCTTCTTGCACTACTATGATTACCAACATCAACATGGTCATCAAATTCATCTACATCATTTGGCATGTATCGTTTCAAGCGAAATGCCTCAAATGCAAATTGTTCTGGGAACATCTTGTCAGTTACCCCACAATCGTTCATGTACTTATCTATGTAATTATAGAACGTATTCTGTAATGGTTTGACAAAAGGCTCCCATTCTGGATGATTCTGTAATGTCACCTGTTTGAAAGAACGATGTCCTTCCAAGATTATATCCTCATGTTGATGCTCTGATTCTTCAAACATTGCAATCAACTGTTGGGATAGTTCTGGTTCTATTACATTATTGTAAACTTGAATAAAATTATGTTGCATCAGTTTCAGCAACTTCTTCTTCTTCAACTTCCTCTACACGTTGTCCATACTTAAACTCTTTATCAGCTGCATCATCTAACTGTTGCATGATTTCTTCTGTAAAGAACTTCTCTGGATTATTGTTAATTGTTTTACCAAATGTTTTTGAACCGTCTGGCAATTCAATACGAGTTGATACTGATTTGAAGATACCATACTTCAGTGCAAGTTCAAGCAAACCATAGTATCTATCAAGTCCACGTTCATACATTAGTCGTACATCAACCATCTTATTTTCGATAGTCAAACGAGACTTTGCATTCTTACAGTGAATGATATTACCTACAACCTCAGTTCCATCTTTCTCTTTCTTCTTAGAAAGATATACGATAGATGATGCCGCATACTTCAGTCCAGAACCACCACCCATTTCTTTAGTAGGGAACATAGAACCAACAACATCATATGTGTGGTTTGTAATTACCATTGGTACTTTTGCTTTACCAAGTTTCAGAGTCAATACTCTAAATGCAGCTTTAAGTACTTGCGCCCGTGTCATATCACGAGTTTCTTTACCATCAGCAGTATCTTCTACTTCCTTTGTAGTAGACAACATACCAAGTGAATCCAAACACAACAACATTGGTTTTCTATCTGCTTCATTCTGTTGCAAATATGCATCCAATACTTTTAATGATTGTGTTCTAAACTCTTGTACAGTTGTTACTGGTAGGATAACCATACGAGCAGGGTCGATACCTCTGTCGATTACCATCTGTTTTGTGATTGCTGATTCAGACTCAAAATACAACACACCAGCATCTGGGTTTGCATCAAGGAATGACTTAACCATACCCATCACAAAGAAAGTTTTACCAGTTGCAGACTCGCCCGCAACCGCAGTTATCTTGTTTGCTGGTAGTCCACCATAAATTGAACCACTCAGTAATGCGTTGAAGATATAAGAACCAGTGTCGATGAATGCATCAACATCACCTGCTTCAACCCCTTCACTTACAAGTGCAGCGTATTCATTGCCCGCTGTCTTAGCAATATCTTTCAAAAAATCCATACTTTATACATCTCCTTCTTTTCTATTGTTTGAACGAAAAGAATCAAATCCGTCTGGATAACGTGCTTCTAGCTTTTCGATATTCATATAAATGATATCTTCTAGTGTGCAATCCAGAGCAATACATGCTTGTGCAATGTACCACATAACATCACCCAATTCACGCTTCATGTGATATTGTGCATCATCATCTAGAGGTTTACCTTGAAAACATGCTTTCTTGATAATCTCTGCAAACTCACCACCCTCGGCAGTGATACCCAATGCAGCTGTAATCAATCGTTCTGGAGGCAAACCACTTGTTTCGTCTATTATATCTAGTGCGTCTGAAAACGCCTGTGGGTCTTTTGATTCCTCAGAAGTCACCTCATCCACAAAACGAGTGTAGTCTAGCAATAGTCGTTCATCAGTCATATCTATATCCTTTGATTCCATTTTGTTTATAATACTATATTTGTCTGCTAAAGTCAAGAGATTATTGTACCTTTATCTGCTGTAATCAATCCACTTGTATGTTGTTGCCAACCTTTTGAAATCTCATCAACAGATTCAGTGTAATACATAATAAATCTTTTACTGAATGTGAAGTCACCTTCTGGTGATTTACCAGTAGCACAGATAGATGGAATAAGTCCAACTCCCTGTTGCGACATTTGTGCCATACGAGGTTTGTACACCACAAGTTCATCATCTGTTTCCGAAACAAACCGTCCAACAATTTCCATTCCATTATTAAACAGTATACTAATTACTTTATTTTTCATATCAAGTTTTCCTTTATTTCATTTTTTAATTCATGGAGAGAATCCCATGTATCAGTTTGCCGTATTTCCAATTCACCCATTAAGAGAAAATTAGATTGTAGATTATTAATTAGGGTTCTTCTAGTCTGCAACCATTTCTCAGACTGTTCATCACCCCTACCAATATGTCTTTCCTTTTCAGTTTCAGCTGTTACCTTTAGGATAAAAACCTTTGCATCATGTTCTGATAACAACCATTCGATATCTTTTGCACGACAAAATCTATCACCCTCAAGTATTATATGTTTATGTTTGGGAGTTTCTTGTTCAATGAAATCTCTAAACTTAGAGATAGCACCATAACTAATTCTGTCAGTTCCCCCAAATGTTTCGCCAACAGGATATCTTCCAACTACCAATACGTCACCGTGTTTTTGGCATGGAAATAGTTTCATGGGTTCAACATCTTCATGCGAACCCATTTCTGAAATCAGACTTCTCATTAATGTGGATTTACCAGAGCATGGTATTCCACCAATCATTATAATCATAGTAGTAGATTTTTCTCCTCATATTCTAAGAAGTGTTCTGATACTGGTAGAGGAAACTTTTCACCTGCCATTACCAAACCATTCTTTTCGTGATACAAATCAATACCAAGTTCTGAATAACGATTTACAATAGAAGTTTTTACTTTGATAACATTACCAGTTTCAAAAGTATTCTTTGTAAATCCACTTAACTTGTTATTCTCTTCAGATGTAACTGCAATAGTTTGTGAACACAAAATCCACTGTGGTAAAAACTGTTCCCAAATAGAATACATATGCCAATGGTCGAGAATGTAGTAAGCATAAGTCTGTGGGGAAATGAAGTGGTCTTTACAACGGTCTTTTGCCTTCAACATCTGTGCTTCAGATGATACCCAACCAGAAGAAAAGTTTCCACAACCCATATAGAACTGTCGAGTGATTTGACGTTTCTTAGAAGTTACTTCCCACTTACCACGTTCCATAATACCAGACATTGCAGAAAAACAAATATCTGCATGGTCTAATTGTTTAGGAGTCAATTTCGACAAAATGTCCATCTTCACCCTCAATCTGTGTCTTGAATAAAAAGTTAATGTTTCCTAAGTTGCCAGACTTGTATGCTTCTGCAACCTGTACACACTGGTCGATATAGTTCATTAAGTAGTTCTCAGAAATATTCACACGATTCTCTGGAATATCTTTTGCAAGAGTATCCGAAAAACCAACTGCAACATTCACATCAAGTCCCTTAACTAACAAAGGATAAACCTTTGACCATAAACGTGCATGACGGTCACCAGCAACCTCACCAGTTCCACCACGCAATGTTGAAACCAACCACTGTGGTGCTTGTGTAACATCTACACCATACTCATCCATAATTGCTTCAACAATCTCATCACGAGTAGGGTTAGTAGTCTGTTTGTAATCATCAATAACAGATGAAAGAACCAGTTCTACAGTCTTTGCAACTTGTGTATTCCAATCAATCTCTTTCAAGTATTGACGAATAGAGTGTGCATTCTTGTTACAGTCTCCTGCCTGAATAGCAGAGATAACATTGTAAACCACTGCACCTTGGTCTGCTTCGTTCTTAGGATGCTTACGCAAGTTCTCTGTAATTGCATATTGACGTAAAGATTTAGTTGTTGCAAACGTACATACTGCAACCCAAATGTGTTCAACCTTTTCCAACTTTGCAGAAACAAAACGGTGTTTACCAGCAACAAGTTTACCTTGCTTTGTAATTACTGGTGGTTCGTGAAACTGTGGTTCATACTCATCGTTGCGAAAAATAGTACGCAACTTCAAAATGTGTGGTGAATCTGTTTTTCCTTCCACACGCCCAAAGTTATAATGTTCAGTGTCGATGTCTGTTACTTTTACATAACACATCTCCACCAACTTCATACCTTCTACAAGAACAGGTTTCTTTGCGAATTCCTCAAAGTGTTCTTGGGCCTTTACATATTCAAAGGGATATTTCATTGTTTCTCCATAATATAAATTAACCTCAATCTTCTAGCATAGTATACCTGTTATTAAAACAAAAGTCAAGGCTTATTCGCCAAGAAAGTCATTTAAATTTCCAGATGTCTTTGCAGCATACTTACCAATCAACTTCTCTTGTTTACCGTAGACACCGATTGTTGCCAATCGTCTATCACAATATGCAACACAACTAAACCGTTGTCCATTACCAGAGATAGGTGTAACACCGTGTACTTCTTGACTGTCTGCAATTACAACACTATTATCTGGGGCATCAATTGCAACACCATAACGAGGGAAACAAAGATATGCACCATCGTAATCACCTTCTCTGAATACACACATACTTGTCATACCAGCATCAGTGTCACCACTGTCTACATGTGCAGCCATCTTTGCAGACTGATATGCAGAATATCTATTCGCAGAAAGTGTGGTAAAGATACCTTCACCAACTCTATGTTCTGGACGAATGTTGTTTTCTGCAAATGACTTCTGACTTTTATAGATGTCATTGTTTGCTTTTGCGAATGCAGTTTCATT